ATAAAAGGAAGGACAGAATTAAGGAGAAGGGTACATCCACGGTCATTTTATCCAGAATGTGTTGGGGATTTAGTTATGATGCAATCTCATATGATGTTTGGATGAGAATGGTATTACAAGAGGAGAGAAATAGAAAAATTAGCCAACTTGGATTATGAGCAGACTATCAGATATAAACTTAGATGAAATTCTAAAAAACATTGAGGAGAGGAAGCCTTATGTTGATAAATATTACGAAGAATTTGGAAAAAAGCCAGAATGGTTAGTTGAACATAAAAATGGATATAGGAATTCATTACCAGATTTCGAGGAGTGGATGATTACTGAAAAACGAAACGATAAATTAAATAAATTAGGATTATGATAACAGAAAGATTAAAACAAAGAGTGATAGATTTCATTGATGATACTATTCAAAGAAAAATTAGAAAAGAACATCTTAAAAAACTTAATAATTTAAGAGATAAATATACCAATGAAGTAATTGAAGATATTAAATATATATTGATTATAGAAAATATAAAGGGACAAGACTAATCTTTATATATACTTAGACTAAATTTTATTCTTTTTACCCCACCCTTAAACAAGGTGGGTTTTTTGTTTATATTTATTATACCACTCAAATAAACCCACCAACATAGCATTAAAAGACTTTTCATAATTATCAACACTTACATTCATATGTGGCAGGGTGGTTCTATCTGGATATACCTTGTCATAAATGTCAATTAATCTATATACTTCAACAGCATCAACATAATAAAGTTTAGACTTTAATCTCTTTAGATATATTTCCAACTCTTCTAAAATCTCTGCTTTGGTTGCACCAATTCTTGTTACCTTTTTTAATTTGGTTAATTCTTTCTTTTTAACCATATAATTTTCAGCCTCAATCCTATTTTCAAATCCCATTTTTATAAAATAGTGTCTCCTATGTGAGCATTTTTTAGAACAACATTTAGTATCGGACCTCATCGCTTCAAAATAGTTATCACATACGGCACAAATCTTTATCATAGAACTTATATTATTATATATAGAATTGTTCTATAAAAAAAACAGAGAATTATGAATTACGTATATGAAATAGTTATTGATGGAGTTAGAAGATATATTGGAATGACCAATGATATAAAGAGACGTCAATCACAACACAGGAGAGATTTAAAAACTAAAGACAAGTATTTATATAAGATGGTAAGAGAAAGTTCACCAGAAACGATTATAATACTAAACATAGTTAAGGAATTTGAAAATAAAGGTGATTGTTCAAGATGGGAATGTAAAATGATTTTGGATGATTATTTTAATGAACGCCTTCTATGGCAGGCATTCCCAGTTAGCATGAAATATTTTTAAAACTTCCTTGCTATTGATGGCAACATTCTATGAACATCTGGATTATTATCATAAAATATATCTAATCCCAATTCTTTAATCTTTTCAACTTTATTTTGATTTGAACCAGTGAAAAACACTCTACTTCTCGGAACACCCAATCTATCACTAATTCTAAAAACATCTGGTGATGGATGATTTCTTGCAGTAATAATATACATAGTACCACTCAAACTCTTGAATAAATTCTGTCCTCTTGTTGTTGATATAGTACCATCAAAGTCCCAACCAATCTTTTTAACTACCAGAAGTGATTTAAATCTTTTTAATCTTTCTAAACCTTCATTTTTTGGAAAATCTCCACCAGTTATAGCAACTCCTTGAGCAATTGCTTTACTCTTTCCATCTTTTCCAGGATAACAAGTTCCAGTATCACCATACTTCCATCCATCTTCTCCATTAATTGTACACGTAAATAAAGGCATAATTATTGTTTTTTTTCTTCAAGACCAGTAATGTCTTTTTTAATATCTTTATATTTTCCAATAGCCTCTTTTGCTATAATCCATATAGAACGATTTCCCATCTTCATTGAAGTTTCATCAATTGATTTGGTCTCAATATAACACCACAATATAGTTACACCTTTTGATAATAAAAACTCAATCCCGAATAATGAACCACCACATATAAATTTATCAATTAAGAAAAGAACTACAATAGAACCTGCATAGAAAAAAGTCTTTATTACTATGTTGAATAAATAATTACTCTTAAAGGACTTTAATCCCTTCTTTTTAATAGTATAATAAAGACCGTAGATGGTATCAATGGCTACAAATAATGTAATGATAAGGATTAACATTTTAACAGGTGTTAGAAGTGTTAATATTGATAATAAAAATAAACTTAAAGTCTTCATAGTGGTTATATTATTTTAATCTTTCAACAAAGTTTAAGAACCAAGAGTGTCTACATTTAGGTTCAATAACTCCATCATTATTCCAAAAACCACCAGAGTATTCAAAAACTGATAGTTCAAATCCATTTGACATTTTATCAATATCTTGTCTAAGATACATTTTATTCGCATCAATTATATGAACACAAAAATCACGTGATGTGTCTAATAATTTAGGTCCAGATAATTCCTCTCTTAAATCATAATTATATCTAATCTCATATTTATCACCAAAAGTTGGTCTTGAAACAATTTGACTTTTCTTTGGTCTTATTCCAGGAACTCCAGTTTTTATAGCGAGACTATAATCTTGAATATCATTATAACTCATTTCTTTTCTGTCAATTATTCTAAAGTTTTCAGCAGGTTCACCTAATTCACTTAGCAATTTTATATGTTTAGCGAGTTTGATGGCCTTTTCATCATTCTTAATTGACCTTTTTATATTATCTAAATTATCTATACACATAATTAATAGGTATTTCCTGGTTGAGAACCATTCGGCCCATATCTATATCTGTTTAATCTTAAATTTTCTCTATCTCTTGTATCAATATAAACATCACTATCATATGGATTATTAAAGTTTGGATAGATTTGATTACGTGGATTAGTATCATTTGTGTAAAGTGGAAAATCAACAGAAAATTGACATAAGAACTCTTGAACTCTTTTTTCATAATATTCAGCCCTGTTATTTAATTCGCCTCTAAGATACTTCATATCATCTAATGTTGCTGATTGAGCAAACTCATCATTTAGTCTTACAACTCCTTTTGAACGGATTTTTATACCTAAGAATGGTATAGCACACCACGTAGCTCTATAAGCCAGTGCTTGTTTTAATATACCAAATAATTCAGTCTCAATTGCTGATAAAGTATTATTGATAAATTTTGTGTTAATATCTTCATATAGGTTTTTTCCCAACAACTCTCTTATATTAATATAAGTTGCAGTTTCTATATGTGATGATATTTCATGAACATCTATATTGGTTGATATAGGTGTGATTTGTTTTAAGAATGCTTGGTTAATCCACGGAACATATGACATAATTATTTATTTATTTTTATATTACAAACTGTTTTAATTTAAAATCAACACTATATCCATTTAACATTAATATCTCATTTATTGCTGCTTCAAATATCTTTTGGTCTGGACGGATTACAAACTTTTCAAAACATTTAACCTTAGTTTCAAAATCACTTGAACCCAATTGACCTGGATAAGCAATCCCGAATAATTCTGTTGTTGTTACTCTTGAACCAGTTAATATCTTTTGTGTTATCTGTTCAGCTAAAACTGTATATTGTTTATCCATATTGGAAACTTCCATAGGTGTGATTTCAGGTGATAATTCTTTTCCATCACTAAAAACTGCTAAGAACTTTGAACCTTTTGTACCAGTATATGCTCTTCTCATTCCACCAACTATATTATCTCTTTCTTCTTGATTACCTGGTTTTTGAAAAAACTTAACAACAACTGATGGTGAAAATCCATTTTCAATTAAGTTTCTATAATATACACCACATTGAGCTTCTAAAGCAATCCAATCAATTGCTCCGATGAACCCTGGCTCACCATAATATTCATTTGATATCATTTCACCTGGAACATATAGAAGTTGTCTATGGTCTTCTTTATTTCTTTTATCCAAAGCTTTGATACAAGATATTTCCTCTCTTCTGTCACTCCAATCTCTTTTATAAAACCACTCTTCAACAACTCCATCTTCAAACTTACCACTTCTTAATTTAGAAGCATCAACTCTATTAACTTCAACCACTCTTGAAAAGTCTAAACTCCATATAATTTCAAAAGCCATTGCTCCCATATATTGGAAGTCTAATGATAGGGCATTAAAATCCTTTTCCAATCTACCAACAATTTTTAAGATATTTATTTTATCAGCCTCTGTTAAAAAAGTATCATCATAAGTATATCCTTCACCAACCACCATCAATGATTTTGTTTTAACAATGGCG